GCGTTGGAGGTTCGAGGAAGCGGATGCTGGCCGCTTGTCTGATGTGATACCGGTCTGACCGGTGCCTACTGAGATGGGGTTGAGAACTGGCTTCTTGGCCACCTTCTTGGACAGAGGTGGCAGGCGCCGGGGACCGGTCGGCATCAGAACTCCAGGCCGAGACGCTTGGCCTGCGGGCTGCGCCCGTCGAACTGCGGGCCGACCGACTCGGGCCGGGCACGGATCTTGCCCGAGCGCATGGTCTCCAGCATGGAGTGCTCGCCCATCGGCTCGGGGGTCTTGGACTTCTGACCCTCCCATACCGCCGATTGATGCATCGGTGGTAGCTCGCTATGGCGCAGGGCCGAACGACGACCGGACATCCGGGCCGCCGCCATGCCACCAGGGGTCTTGAGCAAGTCCGGGCTGTCAGCGCCCATCGACATCACGTCGTGGGTGTCCACGGTGTAGGACTGGGCCGCCTGCCTGCGGATCGCCTGGCTGGGGTGAGCCTGTTGCAGGCTCTGGTTGAAGTTGGGCACCTTCTGGCTCTGCAACTCCGAGATCCTGATCGGTCGTCCAGGGTCACCCACGGCGTAGTCAGCCCCCGCCTTGCCCATGTGCTGCTGGAGGGCACCAGCGCTCTCGGCATGACGACCGATCTCGTGGTAGTCAGCGCCGAGGTCGAGATCCTTGGCGATCTTCACGTCGTGCACGACGTTGCGGGCCGACTCCACGTTGGGCGCTCGGTAGTCGTCAGTACCCGGCGTCCCCCCGGTCCAGCGGGTGCGAGGGCTGGTGATAGCCGAGGCCCGACTCATCTCGTCGTAGCTGACGCCCTCACGGTGAGCAGCCACGTGGATCATCTCGGTGGCGCTGCCTGGGCCAAGCTCGAAGCGGCCCTGGTTGGGGTTGTCCGAGGTGCGCTCGGTGCGCTTGGCGTACCAGGGAGCCTCACCACGGTGGAGCGAGCGAGTGGCGGCCCGGTTCTCCAGCGACTCGGCCACGCTCGACACGCCGTAGTCAGGAAGTCGCTGGATGCCGCCGATCATGCGCTTGTGGGCCTGGGCCGTCGAGACGGTGCCGCCGCCCTGCTTCTCGTACAACTCCGGCATGAAGCCGGGACGGCTGGCAGCGAGCGGCGGGGCGACGCCATGCTTGGCTGCCATCTCCCGAGGCGAGGACACCGCTGGCAACTCATGCGGGGCGAAGAGTTGGCCCTGGTTGGGGTTGGCGGCTCCCTGATCCATGAGACCATGCTCGGCCAGTAGCTGCTCATGGCGAGGAACACGGCCGTTACCACCAGGCCGAGGCGCTGGACGACCGGTCTTGCGGCCAACCAGGCCTTGGTAGAAGCCCTCACCAGAAGCGGTAGAAGCAGCGGTCGCCCTGACTGCCGTCCCGGTGATGTTGGTCAGCGGTGACGACTCTCGCTGCGTTGCCTTCGGCACGACTCACCCCTGACGGCTTCGTGGATTGCGCCACCCTCTGGAGATGGCCTTCTGACGTTGGCCCTCCAGAGGCTGAGGCTTGCGGAGGTACTTCGGCTGGAGGGCCGGTGGCAACTGTCCCGCCTTGAGGTACTTCTTGTGGACTTCCTGGAGCACCTGGGGGTCCGAGTTGATCATCTCGAAGCCGGTGTCAACCTCGGCGGTGGGCTTGATGAGATACTTGCCGATGTTGGAAACAGGTCGTCCGGGGGCCGCAGCACCAAGCTGGTTGCCGACTCCAGCGGGAGAGGTCGGCTTGCTACTGGGTGCTGCGGTCCCCACCCCAACCGTCAAGAACGGCGGCTTTCGGCGGTGAGAAGCCACTGTTCGCCCGAGAGGATCTAGTCGCTGACCTGTGCCGGATTGAGGCGGCGCAGGCGAGCTTCGGAGCCGATCTCCATCTCGAACTGCGGCGGTCCCTTGCCGATCGACGCACCGATCACGAAGTCGTTGAGCATCGTCGGGGCCTCGATCCACGTCGAGGAGCCGAGGTGTGCACGCTCACGCATGGTGTCGGCGGGCGACTTCACGACCGTGAACGGCCGACTCCGACCGTCGCCACCCGGATCGCCGTAGGCGCCCTGACCGAAGTCAGCGGGCACGTCGGTGTCGGTGGCGACACCTTCCTCGAAGCGAAGCGGGCCACGACGCACGGTGTTGGACGCCATCACGTGCTCGTAGCCAGACGCTGGCTGATATGACATGGAAGCCCTCCTGGTGCCTTAGGCAGGTATCACTCCGGGATCATAGCTCAAACCCCGGTATCAGGAGCTATGTCCAACTACAGGTCGGTAGGCACTCCCTCGAACGTCAGTTCGAGAGACTCAGCCTCGGCGGAAGAACGGCGAGTCCATGACCTCTACGACCGGTGCCGTCTCGGCCATAGAGCACACACACGCCAGCGCCAGAGAGTCCACATAATCATCGTGCGCCTCCCGCTCGTTGGGGGCCTCTACCAGGAGGTACTGGCCCTTCATGACCTTCTCGGCATCGCTCATCTGCTGGCGGAAGTTACGCCAGACCCGAGTACGCCGAGCCTTGGAATGGCCGGGGTAGATGAGCATCCGGCGCTGAATCAACTGGATCAAGTGCTTCCAGCGGTCGCTCTGGTTCTTGGCGTCGCTGGAGTACGGCGTGACCTCGCAACGTGAGCCGAGCAGACGCTGGAGACGATCGGCCACCGCCGATCCCATGCCCTGGGCATCAACACCGACGAAGGCGATGTCGTAGGGGTCGAGGAACTCCATGATCTGGAAGTACTGCTCCTCCCAGGCCGTGTTGTGGATCTCCATCCAGTTGAGGATGCGGTGCTCCCGGTAGCCAGCCGGATCGGGGTAGTCCCAGTCCACCCAGCACACCGTGACCACGGTGGAGTCCTTCACTCGGGCCGGGTCGATACCGACCACCACCGGGGTGCGGTGCCACGCCTTGACCAGGCCCATCGAGCGGTCGGCCAGCATGTCCAGGTCGTCCTCGGTGATGAGCATGCCTCGCTCAAGCATCCACTTGAGGGCGTATGACATCTGGAACTCTTCGGAGTCCTCACCGAGGCGGATCTTCTCCTTCTCGATGAACTTGCGGTAGGCCGGGTTGTACTTGCTGACGACCTTGTGGTCGTACTCGAAGTGGTTGGAGCGCTTGCCCCGTTGGCGCCGCTTGTTGAGGTTGATGGCCTTGTAGAAGTCGCCCTTGGTGTAGCCGGGAGTGCCGATCTTCACCATCGTCCCGGCGTTGGCGGCGAGCATCGGGTGGACGCTCTTGCGCACCACCATCTCATCGGCTTCCTGGGCCTCATCGATGACGATGATGTGATACGTGGAGCCTTCGATCTTGGCTCGGGGGTTGGCTGTCTGACGGCGGCAGAACGACCCGTTGGAGAGTCGTATCACACGGCTCTTGCCTTCCACCTTCTCATCGATCTCGGGGTCCGACAAGATGGCCACCGCCCGCTCACTGGAGAGGCGGGTGGCGATGCGGGAGAAGACGAGTTCGGACTGCTCCTCGACCGGAGCGAACAGGCCGACCATGAGGCCTTCCTTGAACTGCTCCATGATCGGGTAGGTCTTGGCCAGGATCGGGAAGAGGATCATGCACCCAGCGAGAGTGGTGGCGACGACCTCGCTCTTGCCCGACTGGCGGGCCATCAAGCCGGTGATTTCCTCGGCGTCGTTGAGGATCAAGGACTCGACAATCCGGTATGACATCGAGCGCTGGTAGGGCCGAAGCTCCTTGCCCCACAGTTCTTCACAGAACAGGATCGTCCGCTTGATGAGTTGGTCGAGGAAGTCGGCCATCTCCGGTTCGAGGTCGTCTAGTGCATGATCAGCCTCTTCCTCGGCCTCAGCCTGCGCATCGGCGGCCTCCAGTGCATCAAACTCGGCCTGCTCGTCCTCGGAGAGGTCGAAGCCCAGGTCCTCGATGATGATGTCGGCCACTGAGAGGACCATACCCCCATATGGTCAGCGGACGCTGGAGGGTGCCCTCCGCACCTCACCTGAGAAACGAAGAAGCCCGCTCTTACGAGCGGGCCGCTTCGCCACTTACCATCCCCCGAACCGGCTGAGCGAACTCAGCAGCGGCTCACGGATCTGATGAGACCATCATACCGGAGTGAGTTACCGCTTGCCACTCCGGGAAGTCGGTTTCTTCGTTCGAGGGATCGTCCGCTTGCGAGGTTGTTCATCGGGTAGCTCCACGTCGGCGGTCACCGCTCGCTGAGCCTCCTGGAACGAGAGCAGGGTCCTCTTCACCAAACGCTGGTATCCCTCAAAGGACCGCTGGAACCGCTGCTTGTCCTCGATGATCTCCATGAGCCAGGAGAACGATCCGGCGTCGAGGTGGACCGTGTAGATCGGCCCGTCGTTGAGTCGTTCGAGGGCGTCTTGGCTGCGCTGGCTCACTGCACGCCCTCCAACACTTTCACCATCTCCAGGATGCGAGTGTGCCCAGCCTCCGCTTCGACCAACGTCGAGTAGCGGTACTGCTCCACACCCTCCCACCAGTACTCAGTGCCGCCAGGCATCACGTACGGCTCGTCCCTGAGTGTGAACACCATCGTCTCGAAGATCAGCGGAGGACCGCCAAAGAAGTTGTGGTTCAGACCCAACCAGACGGTGGACACCTTGATACCAGCGCCCACTTCGTCCCAAGCCACGACGGCATACTCACGGATGTCCAGCAGGCGTGCCCACTCCTCCATGGTGATCGGCTCACCATCGATGTTGTAGAACCGACTCACTCCCAGCCCTGGCGCTCGGCCTCGTCCCAACCGAGCTTCATCAGATCGGGCCGAGTGGTCCCTACCGGAGCCATCGTCATGATCGAACCCTTGCGGACCAACCGATCAGCTTGCGTGTACCTCATCGTGCCGAGGATGTGATACCCCTCTTCGGTGCCGACGTGCCCGGCTGGCAGGTAGCACAGGTCGCCGGGGCACAACGGGTTGACGAGCGGGCACAACGTCTCGTCTGGCCACAACTCACCGTGAAGGTCAATGACGCCCAGCCAATCGACCCTCAACTCAGCCATGCGATCCTCGACCAGCCTGGTGAGTTCACGGCGGATCGTCCGGGCCTGTTTCACTTCGCCCGACGAGCGCCGTAGTAGGCCTGTGAGATACTGACACAGGCGTCGCCCTGGCAACCCTTCTGGCGCCGGTAGAGCGAGGCGTCAGGGCAGGTGGTGGAGTCACGGTCAGGGTCCACACCGCAGATGTGAGCTACGGAGACGACGATCGGCTTGGGCTTACGCCCCGGTC